GTTTCGTTTATTAGTCGGCTAGCAGCTTAGGCTGCCATCCACGTTCGTTTCAAGCGATTGCGACGAACGAGCGCATAGGATCCACCGTGAGAACCATAATCACCGGAAAACCGGCGAAGCATCTCGGCGTAACCATCGAACTTGGTTTGAACCTTCACAGGTTCAGATTTCCATGATCGAACTTCTAACCGGTGTAAATCCCAGGAAAACCTGGTTTTTACTTCGGCATGAAGGGTTGCACAGAGTGCACTAGTTCTAGTAGACCATGCTACTCCGGCAGTTTGGTTCACATATGCCCCGTTAGGGGACACAATGAACCGATCCGTATATGGCAACTTGCCATATATAGATTCAACTGCCTGTTTAACATAGTCTGCGGTACGGGAATATCCGCGGCCGTACATGGCGTTCGAAAACGCTACGTACGACTCCAGACATTCTGATCCTTTCGTGCGGTGACCACTCCACACCGTCTTTAACTTGACGGGTGTGACATCGACGCCGAAATAGGCGTCGCACCCACACGACTCTCTAAAAGAGCGTGCGGTACAGCATTTCGAATCATTGAACATAAGTCCAACGGTTGGAAATAACTGGAGTAGAGAAGCATAGTCTTGTTCTCTAACTATGAGGTCGTCACCGTAGACATAAACGGCGTTTCTGGCTTCACGCCAAGAACGCCCTGTTAGTCTAATCCCACTGACAGCTAACGCATAGAATACTAACGACTCAACCGGAAAGCATAATTTGCTTCCCATTGGGGCGAATTTCTTCATGCGTATTACTGTCCCATCAGGGAGACAGGTGCACGTACTCCTGGTAGCTTTTAAAGCTGCCAACAGAGTAGGGTGTCCTGCGAATAGTATCTCTACTAGTCGCAAAGATACACGGTCACTTGCCTCCTTCATGTCCAGTGTAACCCAGCCAGAGCCGGCGGATCCAGCGAGAGCAAGTCGTCGATTTACCTCTTGGTCTGTGAAATTCACATGACCGCGAGTAAAATACGATGACTCGATTTGGTCCTGCAAAGCAGAACCAAGACCTTGCTGAATCCACATTAGCTCTAGTGGCTCACATGAGATAAGGCGCGGGCCGCGGGAATCCTTCGGAACTAAAACTACTCTTGCGAGTGGTTCTAGAACCGAAGTAAGATCCCGTTGGTAATTGCGCCAGGACTCGGCCACGTGGTTTAAGTTAAACTGCATCCACTCCGTAAACGGGTAGACACATTCTAACGTATCATATATACGTGAAAAGTTTGTCTTTTCACATACGGATTCACCAGTAGCAACACTCCCTGGCCCATGCTTAGGTTTTATCCTTTGCGGGTCAATAGGAGATACAACGCGCGTAATAAAATCACGAGCTTGTACAATCCATCCAGACTCAAAAACTGATTCGTCCACTGTGGACAAATCAGCTTCCGTCTGTACAAACGCATCCACAACGGCTTTCGCTGTTTCGGGTGCATAGGGTATCTCCAGCTTATACAATGAAGTAGTAAGCTGCCTGAAGTGAATCAGGGCTATGGGATCGGGCTGATCAAGCTCGAAACCGTCAACACTGATCACACGTTTAATCAACCACCCAAGAAACTTGGGAATTGAACTACCCAAAGGAGTTTTAAATCCTTTGATAGAGAAACGCGTTCCAGACGATAAGGTTCTGTCAAGAGCCTTACCGAGCCTCGGAAGAGTTTTCGTTAAAAACGAAATCCCCTCGTCGGCGAATCGAGATTCGATTACTCGAATTTCGACTCGTTGACACTTCAAACTGACACCATAGCTCTGAGCTATATCACGATACAGTTCGCAGATCATCCCTCTATAAAAGAGGTAGCTGTTATTAGATTCCATAAGGTAATCTAGACCAGAAGCCTGCGTACGTACCGTGATCGCTGATTGTTAGGGCTCGCCGGCATAAAGCCGGCCAACTGTAATCGGAAGGTTGATATAATCACTAGCATTCGCTCCAGCGGAATTCTCCGCCAAGTTCATGAATGTGATTAATCGACCCACGATTTTAGTAAGCTGAGCAGCAGTGACTTGCCCTTTCGGGTAAGACATAGACAGCTGAGCATAGGCCTTAACAACCTTGTCCGTATCGTCGAGAACAAAGTCCTCTTCGACACGGACGTTCGAACGCTGATTAATGAACCCCGCGTTTTCATTCGTCTCTTGATGAGCGATTGAAAGGCGAAGTCCACCACCAGCACCTGAGCGCACTGTGCGCCCATTAGTTGGACCGTCGACGATGACAACGGCTTTCACCGTTCCACCGTCGTCAGCCAGCTTCACGGTATTGTCAAACATAGTTTGGCTCCTGTGATCGAACTGCGGTAATAAATTCAAACCCGGATAACCGGGATCGAATTAATGAGTTGATTGATCGCTTTCCGGTCAAAATAGGCTTTTGCAGCCTTCTTGTCCTTCCAACGATCAACCTGTTTCGTCTTGCCCGACTTTAGCAAGACCCGTCTCTTGAGTAGTTTTTGACCCCCGAGCGAAGTCGCATTTAATATGCGAGTAATTCGCCAGGGATCACGAGCTAGATCAAGATTGGCGGTAGTAACTTCGGGGCACTTGCCCCGCTGCCGCCGGTAGTAGGTGTTGATATCTTCCCAGATCAATGGCCTTACAATGTAAGGAGTTGACCCGGAAGGATTGTCGTCAAACACCCAGTATAATGACCTCGAACACGTGACTTTGCCAGAATGGCAATAGTCAAGTATCGTAAGTTCCGCGTTAATCCAATCGCGGGATACATTTGAATGCAGCCACTCAGAGATGTTGATGAACCAATCAACAACAAATGAGAACGGTATTGCATCCCAAATGATCCCTGCATCTAACCTGATTCCCAAGGAATCAGACAGTTGCGCGATTCGATTAATGTAGTTTAGGATAGCTGCAACACTATAGGTATAACCTAAGGTTGCATGACATTCCATATCCACTGATGTCGTGACAGTCATTTGACTATCACGTGCATCAGCTACTGGGACGCTCCTTAATGGAGATTCCACTACTAGATGATAAGGAAGAGTAGCTCTATAGCACTTCTTCAACTTACCAGCATCCGCAAGAAACCTATCAGCACGCTCCTTCCACGATCGTAAGATTGTGAAAAGGGCACGCGCATCCGATATGAATGTCTTGGTTCCATAGACATAAGCGAGTCGTTCGTTCGCTAAGGCGCGAGCCTTAACGGGTAACGATTCGTTTCTAGCACGAAGATCGTGCCATCTTTCAAGTAGCCCTCTTTTTGAGAGCCAACTCGAGATCATGACTATAGACTCACGCCATTCAAGCAGGAAGTTGGGAAGACTAAACCCCCTCGAAAGAGAGAGTTTTGGACCTTTCCAACGACCTGATAGAAACGTATTAGGATAGTCTCGTACCGCGAAGAAATCTTCGAGGTGCGGGACACGGCCTAATTCAGGAAACGCTAACAAACCAGCCGCAACAATCGGTGCGAGCGGAGTCTGAACTACTTTGACCGAAGTCGAAGTAGAAGAGGCTTGCTCGAACGATATATACGGTTGGCTGAAGTTAGGACGCCAGGAGGGAACCGTTCCAAAGGAACGGGAAGACCCACTGTAGTGTAAGCACTCATGACTGAGATGCTCGTTTCTTAACTTTGGATCTTCGTCGAAAAATCGACTATAGGACCAAAGGGGTTCCTCGGGAACGGCTATCGAACCATGTTGATACTCTACCGATACTTCCCCAACAGGGGAGGTATTAGTAATAGAAGTCAACGTTGGCAGAGTGTCGGCCAAGAAACCACGTTGTATTCGTGTGCGTGTTCGCATATGGTGTCATAGGTACCCCGTGAG